GATCTTTGAATTCATCCCAATCTTCCTCAGAGTTCAGCACAATACGCCCATGCTCAAACCTTCCTTGGAGACTCCAGATAATTCTGTCAGTCTTTTTCCTGTTGCCATGCGTTAAGTCAACTATGTGGGAATATACATTATTTTTCCTCATTAGGTCACTTAAATAAGGCAAAACAGCGTTTTTTAACGCACCTCGCTCAATTCCAACACTCAAAGGGCGGTATTCCCGCATCTTCAGCAGAATAGTCGCCGCAGTCTCCCGAATGTCCCAACGCCCAAAAACAATCTCTTTGACAAACCATTTGCCATCATCAGTAACCTTAACCACAGCGATCGCAGTCTGGTCTAGCCTTTTCTTAGAGTTAGCCGCCTGTCTAGCCACTTCCTCAAATCCAGCCAAGTCAACAGCAATGAAGTAAGAACCATACTCAGGCTCAGTCCCGTACTTAATCCACTCTTCTTTGAAGACATCGCTACCCGCATTGTCAAAAGATGCCATATACTCTTGCTTGAAGGCGAACGAACTTAGGGTCTTCTTTGCGCTCTCGATTTCGCTAGGGTCGATTAAAGGATTATCTTTGGTGGTGAAATGCCAACTTTTCCAGTCTGTATCTTCTTCTGACATTCCAAGTTTAAAGATGTCATAGAAGAAATTGCGACCCTTGGGAGTGCCGATAAACATTGCTCTGCCCTTTTTGTCTGACAGAGAAGCACGAATAACCTGTTCCCATGCTTCTGGTTTGATGTCTGCAACCTCGTCAAGCACAGCGTAGGTGAGTGACACTCCCCGCAAAGTATCTGGTCTATCAGCACCTCGGACATAAATCTTTGCTCCGTTTATCAAGGTAATGTCCATATTATTGATGTGGCTGGCTTGGATAACTTCCCTCCCCAACTCCATCAATACATCCCAAATAATCTGTCTTGCCTGACCATTGGTAGGTGCAACATAAAGCACAGCAGACCCTGCACTACATTGCAGTCCTTCAATCAAGAGGGTGATGGCTGAGAGCCTAGACTTACCGCAACGCCGCCCTGCCGCAATGACTTTGAACCTTGTTTTATCAGCAAAGACTTCTTGTTGCCACGGCAGGAGGCTAAAGTTAAGGTCAGACATCTTTGCTTTCTATATCTTCAGCTTCTACTGTGTTGTCACCAATGGTTACGCCACCAATGCCTGAGATTGTAATGTTTACAGCACTTCTCTGATTCTTCTCTTTTTCAAACAGAGCAACGGGAAGCATCCTATCCATACATAGCTTCAATGCCGCCATCTGTGCAGGGTGGTCATCATCAAGGGCAATCTGAACAGTCTTCTGTACAACATTGACTCCAGCACTGTTTATCAACAAATCCTTGAGTTCCTTGACCCTTTGATTCTCAGTCTTGGGCAACATAGCTAATGGCTTGGCATCAGCATACTTAGCCATAGTCAATTTACCTGAACCTTTGGGGCGACCCTTTTTCTTTAGGTTGTCAGGAAGTGCATCTACTACGTTCATCTTTTATCCAATCAGGAAGATCACCAACACGGCTGGAGACTGTTGCGCTACCCCAGTAGTCCCTAGAGTCAGTCTCCATGCGTCTTGGAAGTTAGTACATACTTTACACGAGAACAGGAATCTTGTATAGTGACATCAAACGGGGGCATCACCCACCCCTCTATGCGGTTGAGCCGACCAAGTAGGATAAACGTAGTGAACCATGTAGTTCTTAAGTAAAGACTCACATCTTGAACGGGGCTTGTAGCGTGGAGAGTAAGGACTGACAACCTACTCTAACTTAGATAAACGAGAGGCTCTCCTTTAAAAGGACATACCCACTCACGGGTGACATTCCTATTTGTCAACCAACCTCCTTTCCTAATCCAGATAAGCCTTTGTTCGTGTTAAACACTACATTTGGCTTTTCCAGTGTGGCGGAGGCTACCCCAATATTTACTCACCACCAACCACCCCTCCCCCCCATCAAAGTAAGCGCTAACTAACATAAGCGGAGTAAGCACTAACTAACTTAGGCGAAGTAAGCGCTGACTAACTTAAGTCAAACGATAATTAATTATCAACAGTTAATTACTGACCAGTCAGTCAGTAAGCATATGGGAGTTATGCACCATTTTAGGGATACTGACCAATGGGTCATTAAATACAAATAAACTAGAATAGGGAAAACCTATTGATTATTCTTTATCAATAGAAATAATTGTAGGTCGATTAGGGTTTATACCTATGTTATATTGTTTAACACTACGTTATATTAGAGTCACTAGGAAACAAAACCTAGTAAACAATCAACAAACTAAAGAGGCTTCAATATGAAAATCAAAGAGCAAAAGAATGGGAATTGGACAGTTTTTGAGCAAACCCAAAGCGGTTACTATTTAGTCAAACTCTACAAAAGCTCGGGCGAATTATTGGACAAAATACTTTGCGATGACAGAAGCAACGCCCTTGCATATTTGCGTAGCTTTAACGCTATAGCTAAGAATCAAGGGGCTTAACATGGATAAAAAAGAAATTCTTTGGGCTATTGCTTGCGTTATAGTCTTTGCTTATATCGGCGCTTTGCTTGCATTTAGGGGATAAATTCTAGGGTTTAGGGTATTGCTTGCAGTATCCTAGCACCTAGCGATTTTGCTAGGGTTTTCAACTAAAAAGGCTTTAATATGAAATTCACTCTCCGCCGCAAAGACATTCGGGGTATGTTGCACCTCTGTGCTAAAAAGGATATTCGCTACTATTTGCAAGGAATTAACGTAGCCCGTGACAATCGGGGCACATATATAGAAGCCACTGACGGGCACGTTTTAGGGCGTTTGTTTGTTGACGGCATCCAGTCAGATACGCCGATTAACGTGATTTTGCCTACTGAGCATTTAATTAAACTCAAAGGCACTAAAAAGCAAGGTGACGATATGTTGCATTTTAGCGTTGACGGGTTAGCAATAGAGTGTATTTGCGACAATCAAACAGTGCGTTTTCAAGCTCATGAGGCACGTTTTCCCGATACTGATAGAGTTATTCCCCTTGTTTTCAAGGATGAAGATATAAAACCCGCCACTTTTAACCCTGACCTTTTAGTTCGTTTCGTTGACTTTTCAGAGGAAATTTGGGGAAAAAGACAAGTCCCTAGCTTGCTTCAAAGAGGAAAAGATTCTTGTTTAGTTAGTTTTCCTATGATGGATGACCACTTTGTAGGGGTAATGATGCCATTTAAAGAGCAAGCAATGGCGAAAGTTCCAGCATGGTGCTATCGGTCAAAAACTAAACCCGTAGAAGCCGAAATAACCGAAACAGTGGCGGAGTAAGAGTTCAAACCCTTGGGGATTTTGTCCCCTTGGGCTTGCGCTTTTGCAAGACTTTGAAAGGCTTAAACATGATAGCAATACACACAAAATATATTCCACCCACTAACACCAAAGGGTCACGAATAAAAGCCTATACAGTGGGCAACAGCATGAGAAAAGGCTTTCAAGCCACTATTTCATATCCTCATGAATATTCGCATGAAGTCTGCCATTTTCAGGCAGTTAAAGCATTAGTTGAAAAGCACAAATTAGACTGGGATTTAGCAGATATGCGTTATGGCGATAGCGCAGACGGAAAGGGTTATTCTTTTTGTTTTGACAATTCAAAGGTGGGCGCATGACCTACTATGACAAAGAAGTGCAGAAACTAGGTGAACGTCAGGCAGACATACAGCTACGTTCTATCAATGGTCAAACCCGTTGGATGACCATATCACCCGAGCAAGTGCAAGCCATTCTAGAAATACTTAACAAAAATGAGGTGAAAGAATGACTAAAGGCACAAACGCACAAACAAAACCCCAATTTGTTGGGCAAATAGTGAAATTTATTTCTCCCCATGCAAACGTGTGGCTTTACGATATTTGCAAACAAAACCCCAAATATGGGTCGCTGGAATGGTGGGCTTTAAATGACCCTACTGAAGAGCAAAAAACCAAAGCCTTAGAGGTGGCTTTGTGATATATGCCACCATTGCCCTACTCTTAAAAATTATTCTCCGAAAATGAAAGGCTTAAAAATGAAAACAGTTTCAATTGGTTTTATGCGTGAAGATGGCGACCTTGGTTTATTTGCTACATTGAATAACCTTGATGAATACATGAATCAAGATGAATTCATGAAGTTAGTTGATAGCGTTGCCTCTGAGTTGCGAAAAACAACAAAACAAGAAGCTATAGTGCTTGAGAGGGAAGATGCGCCCGATTATGTAACCATTCAATAAGTTAGTAAGCACTTACATATAACCACCTTCGGGTGGTTTTTTATTGCCTACTTTTAAGACCCTGAAAGCCCGACAATGTACCTTTTGATGGATTTACAAAAATAACGGCTGGAAAGCACCTTTAAAGCCCTCGCAGGGGTCAATCTGCCACTGTGCAAAGCCCAACATATTCAAGATTGTCATCAGACCTCAAACCGATAGCATGGAAATGCACCGCCCAACGTAGGCAAACCCTGAACCCTTCGCTTAAATTACCCTCGCCTATTGCCCTTATTGCTTCGTATTCAACGGGGTCAAACTTGATAACAATACCCTTTTTGTCAACAGTTTCAGACATTGCACTGTCTCCAATACTCTGCGATTAATAGCGCCTCTGCTCTGTTTATGTCCTTTTTGAGCTTTAGTGGCGCTTTAGGGAATAGCTTTCGAGCTAGGTCTAAAGCCTCGTTTTTGTCTGCTGTTAGCCCAAAATAGCCCTTCCATTTCTGAGGGCTGACCAAGTGAAAAGGGTAGTTAGTTAATTCGCAAACTGCACTAATAACCCCGACTGCTCTCGCAAAATTCCATGTTGACGATATACCCTGTTTAGGCATAGCGTGTACCTGTTCCATGCAAATCTGTGCGCCCTCTTTAGGGTCGACAATGGATAGGATGCGACTCTTAAACACCAAGGCGAGGATATGCTTGTCCTTATGGTCAATCATGAATGACTCGACATAATTCCCATCATGGTCTATTGCCCCAAGTGCGCCATTAACTGAACCAGCGTCAATACCTATGTAAATCATTTATTTCCTTGTATGTTGTTCATGCGCCAACGTAGTTCATTAGTGGCGGGTAACCCACGCTTTTTCTCTATGTCGGATAAGGTCTGCCACCACCATGCGGATGCTTTCATTTTCCCAAGGTCTTTGGCTTTCCTCTTGTATCTCAAAATCCACTCTTTCGCCTCCATCTGCTTCAATGTCTCCCGTAGCTGTAAGCGCTCTTGTGGTGTCAGCGTAGCTAAGTTGCGAGGTTTCCCTGCATCTGTCCAATAGTCGATTGGCTTCATGTTTTGTCATGCTACTTTACCCCTTAATGCTTCTTTGATTTTGGCAAGAATCTCAGGGTTTGGCTTGGCATTCTTCATATCTTCATCAAGTTTTGCAAGTGCAGGGTCACGCTGTGAGCTTGAGGGTACTGTCGTTCTGATGATGTCAGCCTGTTTAAACACTTGCTTTTGGTTTCTCACCCAATTACGCCATGTTGCTTGCCAATCCAGCTTTGTAGAGCCTGAACCAGCTTTTGCACTCCAGTAATCCCTAAACTGCTCACTCACGCTACGCAAATCTAGGTCGGGTCTTTCCTGTTTAGCCCAGTCTGCCCATTCTTTTGGCAAAACCCAATCAGCAGAGAGGCGTGAGCCTCTTGTGCGCTCTTTAATTGGTTCTTGGTTAATGGTTAGTGGTTTATGGTTAGGTGGAGGTTCGTCTACGCTTGGTTCACGCTTCGTGCGACTTTCTTTACGCTTCGCCTCTCTTTCGTCAGCGATTCGTTTGTTTGTCTCTGCGTTCTTGTGATAGTTCAGTAGTTCTTCAAGAACTCTGTCCTGCACATAACAGCCATCCTTATCCAGCTTGAAAAACCTAGACAAAACAAACTTTACCGCCTCTACTTCTGCTTCAGTAGATGCCCAAGTCCATTCAAGCGCCTGTTCTATTGTGGGGAATACTTCTCTGTCATAACACGCATCAATAAGAAGCGTATACGCTCCGTGCTGAAGCATAGTTAGCCGACCAGCTTTTTTTGCATAGTCGCCAATATTTCGTTTGTAGTAGTGCATATAAAACCTTACGTTTTCGGTTGCCGTTACTGAAGAAACACTGGCAGGGCGGTAACGAATCGCCTTTTCCCCCGCTAAAGGTAGCCAAGTTTCAAATCATTATACTGTTTTCTTCTGTCTCTCAATTGAGTCGGCTAATAGTTGTCGCAACCATTTAGTTCCTCCCAGTCGTTTGAACTCATTCCACTCACTTAAGGTGGCTCGTACAGCAATGGTCTTGCCGCTTTTGGTCATTTCAGATTTAGGTCTTGGCATAGAGGCGTGATTGTGTAGTGTTAAACAAATACCACAATTAGGGTTTATCCTAGTGTTAAACATTATATTCTGTGTAACACTACGAACTCTCTACCAACACATTGAAAGGCGTGAATATGGAACTGGATATAGATTTTTGTGACCTTGAAATAGATATCAAGGCTTGGGTCGAATGGGAATATGACCCCAACTACTCTCCCAACGAGGGAGTCTACGATAAATTCATTTGGTCAGCCTACTTAATGGTTGGCAACAACCGCATTGACATTACAGATGAACTCTCTGCCAAGGAGTGCAAACAAATTGAAAAACAGATTGAGGAGTCTATCGATGACAGCATTTAACAAAGCCGTTTGGGAATCCTACCAACAACTCAATGATGATGACATCATGGAAGCTATCTCTGGCTCTGTAGCCATCCCTCTTGCCATCAAATCAGGCGACTGGGAGTATGCCTTTCAGTTCATTAGAGATCGAATTGAGAACAAGATGACTCGCAGGGCTGAGTTTTACTTGTACAGCAAGACAAAGACACCATCAATTGATGATGAAGATGAACTGCGTACCTTGCGAATTTTGTGGTTGAAAGAAGAATACAAGGGAGATAAAGATGAAACTTAAAAACACTATTGCAACGATCTTAGAGGAAAGCCAAGATGAATATTTTTGCCAGTTTTGCACAAAGCCTAAAGTTGGCTCTCTCCCGATCTGCTCATGCTCAGGGAATTGGTTCAAACTTGCCGACTTTGACTTTGATACCCAATTCTCAATTGCCCAACAAATCTTCAACTCACAGAAAGGTGTACCCAACAAAAAAACTGACTGACCCTGAGTTTGTATATACAGACTCAACCAAAACAAACATTTCAAAAACTTTTCAAGAATTTAAACAGGAGTGAATATGAATCAGGAACAGGTGTTGATGTTGCTCAACAAGAACGTCAATGAGCATACCGAGAAGAAAGCCAACCTAACCTATCTCTCATGGGCTTGGGCATGGGCTGAAGCACTAAAGGCAGACCCAACAGCCATCTACAAGGTGGATATGTTTGGCGACAAGTGCTACATGGACATAAACGGCACAGCAATGGTGTTCGTCACAGTCACCATGTTTGGCAAACCAATGACTTGCCAACTTCCAGTAATGGACTATCGCAATAAAGCTATCCCTAACCCTGACGCATTTGCAGTCAATACCGCCATCATGCGGTGCATGACTAAGGCTTTGTCTCTGCATGGCTTGGGTCTTTACATCTATGCTGGAGAAGACTTGCCCGAGGGTGACTCAGGTTCAGATATAGATGTAGGCATGATGATTGACCACTTGGCGGCTATTGATGCGGCTTCAACTTTAGAGGAGCTCAAAAATGTATACAGCACTGCTTACGCTCATTGCGGTGGTGATAAGGGCTGGCAAAAGAAAGTGATCGATGCCAAAGAAAAGCGTAAAGGAGCATTGAAATGAAAAATCCACCAGCATTTCCAACAAACCAATACGCCAATGGAATAAGCCCATCAGGGTTTGATACAGGCATGACCTTGCGGGACTACTTTGCGGCAAAGGCTATGCAAGGCTTGTACTCTGACCCTGAATGGCGAATAGACATGGACTTTTCTGATACTGCTTATGCCGCATACAACCAAGCAGACGCAATGTTGAAAGCGAGGGAAGTATGAGCGATATTGAACAAGGCACACCCGAATGGTTTGCACAGCGTTGTGGCAAAGCTACTGCATCACGCATCTCTGACATTGTTGCCAAAACTAAGTCAGGCTACAGCACCAGCAGGGCTAACTACATGGCTCAACTGGTAGTCGAGCGTATGACAAACCAAGTAGCAGAGTCGTACACCAATGCGGCTATGGAGTGGGGAATCGAGCAGGAAGTTTATGCTCGTGCGGCGTATGAGTCTAAAACAGGCAATATGGTCGATCAGGTAGGTGCTATTGACCATCCAACTGTTCCTATGTCTGCCGCCTCTCCTGATGGCTTGGTGGGCGATGATGGATGCCTAGAGATCAAGTGTCCCAATACGGCAACCCATATTGATACCATTTTGGGAGATGAACCAGCAAAGAAATACTATGACCAAATGCAATGGCAGATGCGATGTGCAGATAGAAGTTGGTGCGACTTTGTGAGTTTCGACCCACGAATGCCTGAACACCTACAACTGTTCATCAAAAGAATCGAGCGCAATGATATGTATATTGCAGAACTCGAAAAAGAGGTTATCCAGTTTCTTGCGGAAGTGGATGACAAAGTTAAAAAACTCAATGAAATTAAGGTGTAAATATGGATGAAAACCAAAGAGATAACAGTGGCGTGATGTTCAAAAACGATAGGCGTGAAAAAGAATCACAGCCTCACTATAAGGGAAACATCACAGTTGATGGTCAGTCCTACTGGCTCTCAGCTTGGATTAAAGAGGGTAAATCAGGCAAATTCATGGGTCTTGCAGTAAGCCCTAAAGAAGAAGCCAATACTTCCTCGCCAAAGAAGAAGCCTTCAAGTGGCTTTGATGATATGGATGATTCAATCCCATTCTGATGTAAACCAACGGGGAAAGCGTAAGTGAGTACCCACTAACTTTTTAATTGATAGGAGTGAATGATGACAAAACTAGACGATATTCATTTTGGCGGCAGTGTAAAGAAGTTCTTTGACTTGCCAATCTTCAATCGGGTTAGATGTTCCGACCCAGTAACCAGCTATGAAGCCGCAGATGCCGCTAAAGACTTGGCATCCAAGCATTTCAGCATCATTGTGGACTGTTTAAAGGCTCATGGTGCGCTTGGTAAGGATGGCATAGCCACACATAGCGGGTTAGACAGAAATCAAGTTTCACGCCGTTTAAACGAGTTATTAAAGCTAGGTTTAATAGAGTTGACAGGTAATAAAGTCAAGTCAGATTCAGGGCTGAATGAGCGTGAATGGAGGGCGGTCTAATGTGGGATGTACTCGTGACTTTTATGCTGATGATGTTTGGTGCGTTTGTCGTGATTGCCTTTGGTGCAATCCTCATTGGTGCGCTTTATTTCCTACAAAACGAGGCTGACAATGAATAAATTGATCGGTATAGATGATACCATTAAGAACCATGTTCCCATTGGAAGCATTGAGTTGAAGTTGGCTGTGGCAAGGGCAGAGGGCTACGCCATTCGGGTTGAAGAAACAAGGTATCACCACGTTGTTGATGGGATAGTTGTTACCAGCGTAGATGAGAGCAAGCCAAAATACTATTTCTTCAACGACCGCCCTCTACCTTTGCTTGACCCATACCGCATTGCAATGGAGTTTTATTTGAAGGAGAGGCTATGAATGAAGAAGATGAAGCATTCAGCGACATTGAACGACAAGCCAAACAACGCCAAGAGTCTGTCAAAGCAAACTTTCTAAGACCCAAGTCTGCACAGGAGTTCTATGACGAACTACGCAATAACGTAATTGAAGAAGTTGCTAGAGAGGTTAGGAAGCTAACTTCTTTTGGTAAAGACACAATAGACAGCTTGGCTGTTTACATTGAAGGGATGAAGAAATGACACAAAATAAAAGCCAAGAGCCTGTGAGTGATGACATTGCATCCATCCTTGCGTGTAGAGATATGTTAGATGCACAACCAGTGCCACCACGGCGCACAGAGCAAGAGCCTGTGGTGTTACCTTGTTGCGGATACACAGATGCAAGTGCAGTGAAGTGGAATCCGTTTAACGGCGTTGTGCAATGCCACAACTGTGGGCAGTGCTATACCACCCCACCACAGCGCACATGGGTAGGGCTGACGGATGAGGAAATATCTATGTTTAGTATGTGGCTAGACAGTAAACCAGATGCTACTGTTTTTACAGCCATTGAAGCTAGATTAAAGGAACTCAACACATGACCAAAGCACAGCAAGTATTTGAAGCAATGATGCGATCAAAGGGTCACACAGACTTAAGCAAAACAAAAGACAGATACAACGTACCCGCCTTGCAAACCCGATGGAACTACTTTTTAATGGGGTGGGAAATGAGGAGTGTGTTATGACATTCAGACAGTCAACAATTAAATACTTTAAAGACATAATGAGAGCAAGAACTATCCATGAGGTAATTGCTAAAGAACTGCAAGAGGCACATCTACGTAAACTAGAGGCAGAAACTGCCACTGAGTATTCTCGTGCCGCTATCCAATACAACGATGCAAGAATTGCTAGACTTCAGAAACGACTTTTAGAACATACCCAAGAGGGCGATTACACATGAACAAAACAAAGAATGACTTTGATTGGCGAGGACAACCTAGTATTTGGACAACAGATAAGAAACTCAAGCAAATAACAGCGGGTCATATTCTTGGTAAAAACGCAAGAGAACGCATTGCACTGACAGAAAAGAAAGAATTTACAATCTATTCAAGGGCTAAATTAAAGAATGATTCGTAAGATAAGAACCTTTTACGGCAGACGTAATGGTCAACATGGAAACAAAGTTACCACCATTGACCGAGGTGAAGCATGGCTATGTGAGAAGTGCGGGGAGGTGATCTTCTTTGAACACCTTGTCCCCAAACACTTCTGCAAGCGTCAGATTAAGCCTGTAGTCCTTGGAGATACTGGGTCTTCCCTGCCACCTTAACAGCAGTCAATTCCTGCTTCTTAAGGTTATTGGGGTCATACGACACATGAACCCAACCAGAGTCAGGTATACCCTGTGTGTAGAATTCCAAGATTAGTTGTGTATAGTCCAAATTGTCCATAATCCATTGGGCGAGATCAGCATTGGCAACGCCAGCAATCTCAATGTCTGCCGCCATACCTTTACAGTGGTCTGAAGTCTTAGAACCACCAACAGCCGCATTGGACTCAGGGCTACGATAGGCTGAATTCACAGTCACAGACTTACCAAAATGCTCACGCACAGGCTGAAGCACCTTGTCACACAAAGTCTTGAGATTGTCAATGGCTTCCTCATCAGGTGTGTTGTCGATGCCAAGACGGGTAGCGGTGTCAGATTTTGTTAGTTCTTTCAAAGAAAAATTGGCAGATAAGTTCATTTATTTAACCTTTCGTTGTAAAAATTGATGGATTATTGCTGGTAGTTGTCACAAATCAGAGATAGCATTTTACTTGGCAATAGTGCCATAACCAAGGGGAATATCATGTACAAGATTGAGATTAACATTGCAGAGTGGGAATTTGGAGATGACTCAGTAACTATTGAGACAGATGATTTTGAGAAGATTGCAATCATCCAAGAATTCATCGAGTTCCAGCAATTGCATGGCTGGGCTGTTGACTATGACGTTACCGATGAGTACGAATACAACCAATGCGATGAAGAAGTCAGCGAAGACGAAGTTGACGAAGACGAAACTTATGAAGACGAAGAATCCGAAGAATTCGAAATCGGAGAGATCGTAGAAGACGAAGATGGCTTAGTCTGGGTTCGTGTGTCATAATTCAGGTGCAGTTGTTACTTGCAGGGGGGTCTTCGGACTCCCCTTTTTTTTGTATGCTTAAACGCATTGGTTTCGATTTGCTATTCAATATCGTGATCTGCCTCGATGTCCCTAGCTAACTGTCGCCAATCCAAGCTACGTCTATACAATGTATATACACGCTCTTCACTTAAAGGCTCAGATCTTCGGCTTAACCTGTCATTTGCTTGCGCTAAAGCAAGTTGCGTTTCATGCAGAATGTTATGCAGTTCTTTGATTTCTGATCTTAAATAAGCTACAAGGTCATACGTCATATACCTTACCCCTAAATTCAACTTGACCTTCAGTCCACTTATGGACTAACTCAGGCCAAAGCAATTTCCCATTATGAAATGTCAGTACAGCAAACCCTGACCTCCAGTTGGTAGGAGAGTCTTCAAGATAGTTTACAAACTGCGCCCCATCAGTATCAGCCAAAGTACCAGTATCCACGCCAAACCTGTTTCCTTGGTAATCAGCAAAAGGGGTGACTTTAAGGCTGTGTAGATGCCCTGTAACGATGCTTACGCCAGCATTGACTGTGTTGTTATGGGTAGCGTGTACACCGCCCTTCCAGCGATGTTTAACCACTACTTCCTCAGTAGGCCAGCAAGACCAGCAAGGATGCCATGCAGGGAAATGGTCTTTCAGGGAAAATCCCTTAACTTGCTCATATTGAGGCGCATTAGCGGCTAGGCGGTTCTCAAACCTAGCATCATGGTTGCCAAGTGTCCACACTAGGTTTACATTGTGTCTTGCTTTCTTGGCGGCTTCCTCTATCTCGCCCATTGCCAGTTCACAGGCCTTCAACTCTTGTATAACACTTGGCGTTGAATCCCATCCAATTCGAGGATAACGAGAGATACTAGCGCCATCAAATATATCTCCATTGGCAATCACAGCCTTTGGCTGAAACTCCTTAATTGCCCAAAGAAGACCTTTATACGCTGTTGTATGGATGCTAGGCCAGAAGTGAGCATCACTGAACACCAAAACAATGCCATTCTCAATCCCCAATTGTTTGCGAACTGAATTTTCTTTGATGGTTTGATGCTTACTATTCTTTGACTTGAGTGGCTCGCCGTACTTAGCCTCTAAGTTGTTTTTGCGCCTGATGATATTACGCATATCCATGCCAACGGCTTTGGCAAAGGCACTGGCAGATTCATAAGTTTTCCAAAGTTCAATAAACTCTGCATCGCTGTAAACAGTTTTACCCATGACAACTCCAGTAAAGTTGTCTGAAATTAAACTAAATCAATGACAACAGCGTGAATCTTAACGTGATTTGTTCAAAGTTTGATAAACAGTGTTGTACGCATCAATACACGCATTCAGTTGTCTGATGGCTTTGTCTCCATCGTCTGTGATGGCGACAAGAGATTTAGCAGTCTCTCGGTCAAGTTCGGCTGTTGCTTGAACGCTATCTCTGGGGGCAACGGGGGCATCTGGGGCGGTGTGTACGGGGCAGACTGGGGCTTGGACAGGAATCCGCAACTTGAGAGCGCCAGCACTAATAGCGGCATCACGCTTCGCAATCTGAATCTTCGCATTGTTTTCTACCTTCAATAATTGTGTTGTTTGAGTGTTAACGGCTTGAACTAAGGCTTGTTCTTTCGCCCTAGCTTCAGCATTCAAAGAGGCTATTTCAGCCTGTTGACGAGCATTTTCATCCTCGCCACCCTTGTAATAACCGCTACCAAAAGCGCCTAAAACAGTCATCAGGATGCCCAACAGCACCCAAGGATTAAAGAGGCTCATGGCTTTGGGGGTTCATCGTTGTCAATGGCTTCAGCCTTGGCACTCGCATTAGCTATTGCCTTAACTCCAGACCTACCAGCTACACCACCTAAAACACCAGTAATGAACACCATGATGGTACTAATCTGCTGTGTATACACCTTGTCAATCGCCGCCATACTGCCGTTCATTGGCTGTTGAACAAACGAAACAGAGTACAAGAACATACCCATAGAAGCCAACAGAATGCTCACCAAGACCACGATAACGAATGCCCATACTCTGACTTCAATTTCATCAGAACTAAGGCGAGTATTTGGTTTGTATCCAATGGTAGGCATCATTTCTTCTCCTGTTCGGGTTTAACTAACATCTCAGGGCAAGTACCAGAAGCGGTACAAATAGGGGGTTTGCATTCAGCGCTAGACCAATTCAATGGGTCTTGGCAAGGGTAGCGGTAGCGGTCATCACAGCCAACTAGCAGTACCAATAGGATAGATAAGCCCCAAATACAGTAAATGTTCATTTCTCTTTCTCTCTTTCCTTTTGTTCAACTTGTCTTCTGAGTTTCTCGACCTTCTCTACTTGCTGTTTGGCTTCATGCTTGGTTTGCAGTACATCTATGTACATCATGCCCAAAATTGGTAGCAACAATATGACAAGTACACAAGCGGCAATCCATCCCACTACGTTCTCCCAATCTTGCTTACCAGACCTATTAGCATCCATAGGTATAGGAGGAACAGGAAAGCTACCAACAGGTATGCTTGTTTTTCTGCTAGAAGACGCTCCCTTTCCTTTCGTAGCCATGACTCTGCATCTCTTTTCTTTCTAGCCTTCTCTTGCTCTCCAGCAATGATGTCTCTCATGCTGAACACTTCAGAATACAAAGCACCCATCTCAGGGGGCGACTGATAGACCATGCACTCTCGTATCTGAACTACCAACCTCTCCATCTCTTGTTGCGCCAAAACCCTGTTTAGGGCTTCTTCCATCAAGTTCACATCATCAGAGAAAACTACAGTCCTAGCCTTCTCCTCTGATTCCCTGATGTGCGCTTCTAACTGTTCCTGTAACTTGAAAAACTCAGTCAGGTTCTTAACGATGTCAGCTTTGACTTGAGTTTCTTCAACAGCAACATAGTCTGACTTCTTAGCCTTTGCCACAGACTTTGTAGCTTCAGGCTTGGGACTACCGCCAAATAGTTTACGCAATGAACCCCAAAATCCTTTGACCTCTTTGCCAATAGCGACAACTTCATTAGCGGTGTTCCTGATTTCGACAAAAGATTCTTTAGCTTGCTTGTAAAGGTCACAGCCAGCTTGGATGTTTTTGACCAAGCCAGCCGCAAGAAGACAAATAGAGATTGGGTCAATTTTGTTTCCTTACCTTATTGGAAAGTTAGAAACATCAAATTCATTTTCAACATCACGCAATTGAATAGGCTTTTCTTCAGCAGAAATAATGTTTGACAATGGCTCTACCACTAACTTTGTAAATGCTGTAGGAGAAGTCAATTTATCTCTTGCTGTAGATAAGTATTTAATTGCTTTTGCACCTTTAGGGTCTAGTAGAGCCTTGGCAAGTGTTCTTTGGGATAACACAAGAGAACCACCAGCAATAGCGGCAGAGCCAAGATTGTCAGTAATCTTCTGTTGCTGTTCAGGGCTCAAAAGGAAGTAATATCCAAGTCCTACTGTTGGCGCTAAAACATTCAAGGCGGCGGCAGTTGTTCTATAGTTAAGTCCAGCCATAGGCTTTGCCTCAACCAACCCTAATTTAGCGCCTTCATTCATTTGCTTGATGGCGGCATCTTGACTCGTTCCGCTAAACAGCCTGTTATATGTGTTTGCAAATGCTTTGTCTTGCTCTAAATTCTTTGCAAACTTCAACATATTTTCAGGCGTGTTAACCATCGCCTCAAGATACCCATATCTCAAAGCGTCAAAGATTTCTTTTGATGGCTTACCTGATAGATTAGATGCGGCAGTAACAGATTTAAACAAATCTTTAATTGGAGTTTCTTTACCAGAACCAAATAAAAATCCACCAACTTCTTCAGGGTTTTTTGTCAATGCGTCTTGTATAGCTTCAGTCTGAAGACCTTGGATTCCTTTGCGATAAGTATTTGTTACTTGCCTATATTTGGTCAATGAGTCTTTGCTAAGAGTCCTGTTAGCAGAAAAATCCATTGCCTCATCAAACTTGGAAATAAAATCTGATATTGTGCCAGCGGCACGAGAGTCTTTCTCACTTGATACACGAGAAGAATACTTATCACGATTTTCCGCAAGCCAACGACTGCGAATTTGATGTAATAAAGGAACATCAACTTGAGGAGGTAATGCCCTCATTTCTTCAAGAATTGATCGTTGACCTTTAGTTAATGCGGCGGGGTCTGACAACAATTTATCAGCAAATTGTTTTACGCTGAACATGGATACACGAGATGCTTTATCTGTAAAAATATCTCTGTAAAGTGGGTCAACAGCCTTGCTTAAAGAATCTTCACCTTGCTTAATGAAGTTTTGCAAAATTTGACCAGATGAATATTGCGCTGAAGTGTTTGTTCGCAACGCCATATCTAACTCAGGGCTTTTTGCCAAAGACTTCAAAATATCTTGTGAGCCAGTAGTTAAGGCATCTTGGATTTCTTTTTCTTTTGCCCTAAAGATGTCGTAAGTAGCAGGAGTCATAGTAATACCCTCTAAGGCAGAGAAGATATTTTTACCAGTCCTTTGACTTGCTGGCAAAGAAGAACCATATTGTTGTAAGAATGTTTCTGCCGCCTTGTTTGCATCAGGAGCATCCTTGGCTGTAAAGCCTAACTTGTCAGCACCAAAGCGTAATGTTTTTCCAAGTCCTTTGAGAACAAGATTGCCACCCAAATCCCAAGCCGCTTCTTCTATACCAGCATCAGTTGCCAATGAAACAGATGGCTTTTCTCCTCTTGAGTATTGTTCATAGGTTTCACCTAAAAACCCACCAACACCAGCGCCAACAGCACTAGCTGGTATACCTAGTAATGGAGTACCAACAGCAGTTCCAATTCCACCAAATGTTAAAGCGCCAGCAAGACCACCTAATTCTTGTGCGCCAAAAGCCTCACGAGAACGATACTCAGGACTCATCACTGACTTGCTCATGTCTAATGCTGGCGCTTGAGGCTTTTCATCGGTAAAAGGAATAGCACTTACATCATATTCATCAGCCATCTTAGCCTCCAATACCAAGTTCTTTTTTCAACTGGTTGATTTCTGCGTCTTCTTCTCTTGTCTTAGCTTGCTTGCGCTTAACACCATTGACAACCTCTTGCAATCTACCAAATTTCTTTTGGAAGTCAATACGAGCATCAGCTTCATTAAAGTTTATCAATGAACCCTTGTTTGCTTGTTTAAACTCTTTTGCCTTGCCATATGTATATTCATTCTCAGCCAAATCTACTTTTAACAAGTTAACAAGTCTTTGAATTGTTTCAGGTTGTTGCAAAGCATTAGGCGCAGTTTTTTCCAAACTTGCCAATTCTTTTGCCGCCAAAGAGCCCGGATAATTCTTAACCAATGGGAAGATATACCGAGTACCCATAGCTTGAATCAGTTGAGTGTTTGATGTTGCATTCTTCAAATCACTTCCAACAGGAACTCCTAGAGCAATCAAAGCACCAACAGCAGATTCTTTTCCTTCTGCAAATTTACCAGTAAATGCGTTTTGCAATGCTGACTCAAGAGTTGCAATATTCCTTCTAGATGCGGTAGAGGCGGCAACAGCAGAGCCAAGATTCTTGAAACTTTCAGCACTAAAAGTACCAATAGCTTCAGCTTCTTTCTTTTGTCCTGCGGCTAATGCTTTTCCAAGCACTCCAAAACCTTCACCTATAGTTTCTTCTATGGATTTACCTTTAGTCGTGAGTTTGTCAACTCTTGCTTTTAGAGTGTCATACTCAAATTTGTCTTTAACTGGGTCAAGTGTTTTTAGTTTATCAACTAAATCAAAGATTTCTTCTTTTGCGGGAGTCTTTGTGTCTTTTGTTGTCAAACGAGTAAGTTGAGAATTAAATTCAGTATTGAATTCTGGTGTTCCTTCTGCACCTTTTTGTAAAGCAAATTTAGTTGCAATTTGAATTTCATTAGGTGTTGCTTCTGTTTTAGGTTTCTGTTCAGGAGCAATAACTGACAACATACGTTCAAGGTTTGCAATTTCTTGTTTTATTTCAGGTGTTTGCTCCATTGCCTTATATTGAGTAATGGCACTTTGAATCTGAGGAATCATCTGTATTTCTTGAATTCTAGGAGATACAGCTAATTTACGTTCTTTATTAGCTTGAGCAACCTGAACAGCCGCTTGACGACCAGCATTAGCAATAGCAGTAGCAAATTGTTGGTCACCAGATTGAGCCGCAACCTGTGCAATCTTCATGTATGACTGTGGGTCAGATGGGTCTAACTGACTAGCCAACTGTTGACGCTGAGAGATCATCTTCAACTGTGGGTCTTCACCACCCAAAGCACCGCCAATAGCACCACCTAACTGTTGACCAGCACGAAAAGTCCCATAGTTAGCACGAGCCATAGGGTCAAGATTTGCATACTGAATAGCTTGCGCCTGTTGTGCTTGCTGTTGAGCAAGTTGATACTGTTCAGGAGTAGTAAATAAACCGAGAATTTCTGATGCCATGATTACTCCTTAAATTTGTTGTCCATCATATGAAAAACTTGTATTCCCATAAGGCTGAGTTTGTCCTTGCTGTGGTGGTCCAACTTGGTATCCACTATAGGTTTCATATGGTTGACTACCTCTAAACAAGTTCTCAAATCCAGTTTGCAGTCTTGGACTACTAGCCGCACCTTGCAACAAACCGCCTAAAGGACTATATCCAGCACCAGCTTGTTGAGTTCTAGCCGCCGCTAATCCACCTTGCAACAATGACTGACCAACATTTCCACCATAAGCCGCCGCTTGACCACCCAAAGCCGCACCCAACTTCAAAGGCGCTTGTCCAAGTTCTTCAATGGTTTGACCAGCACCTAAATAGGATGTAAATGGACTCAATGCACCCACCTGACCAGCTTGATATTGACCCAACATCCCTGCACCAGTACCAAATAATCCAGCGCCAAACGCAACATTCTGCTGACCAGCTTGCTGTGCTTGTGCCGCCAACTGAGCATCTTGTTGGGCAATAGCGTTGTAGTAGGCTTCTAACTCAGGTGTTGTAGCACCCAAGCCAGCCGCACCACTGGGGCGCATACCTGTAGCACCTACAGATAATCCACCACGACCTTGTTGGAACAACTGGTTTTGCAACTGAGCCATCTGACGTTCACGGCTAGGAGCAAGCAAGTCCTGTTGCTGTTGGATATATTTAGCCGCAACCTGTTCAGGACTCTGTGCAAGATACTGCTGACCCAAGCCAAACAACCCTGTAGCCGCCTGAGACAAAGGCTGATACTGTTGCTGAGCCATTTCAGCTTGGCTTAACGCACCACCAGTAAGACCCATCAAGCGATCTTGATAGGCTTTGAGTTCAGGGCTAACTGTGTAACCAGCACCAGTTAAGTATCCTTCAGGAGACATTTGAAAGTTAGAACTACCATAACGGGTAGTAATTCCAACAGGGCGAAATCTAGCCGCTTCAGCCGCTTGTCGAGCCGCATCACGTTGAGCCGCCGCAGATGTATTTGCCGCCGCCTCTGTAGCAGACGCTTGTTCTTGCGCCCCTAAATATCCTAATACTGCACTGAATGGCATATCAATCCCCTTTAATCAAAATCTCATCCACTTTAGACGGGTCTTTTTCGTCTGTGGCATGAATACAAAACCAAACACAATCCGTAATGGCTTTTACACCATGAGTAACACCAGCTTCAATCTCAATGCAAGCAGGAGCAGAAACAATATCAATCTCAGTACCACGCAATACAGCAACTTTCCCATGAGCCAAAATAGACAAATGACTAAAGTTGTGCGTATGCTTCATGATCGCCATTCCTGCCGTAAAGAATGATTCTTTGGCATACAACCCATCACTAAAATGATGAGTAATGCGGAATTGACTGTCTTGAATCATCATACTGTACGCTTCCACATATAGACAGTGATATATGGCTGATAGTTAGCGTTAGTGCCACTTGAGCCAGTAGTAGAGTTGGCTACAGTAATTCCCGTAGTATTTGCACCTGTTTGATAACCCGTACCATTAGCAACCAATCCAGAACCACTAGCGCCACCAGCACCAGCGTCTGCAATAGGAAGACTATGAACGTGACTTGGGTCGGTAACAGTGGCAGTATGAGTATGACTCACAACAATTGCGTCTGCACTACCACCAGTTTCTTCAGCAGTATCAAATAACGCATTACCTGAGTTAAAACCAACCATTACACGACCAGCACCAAATGCAGTCCATGTACCAAAACCTAACAATGTTGCAGGGTTAGTGCTAACAGCCGCATTTGTATAGATTGAACCAACTGGATACAGTAAAGAAATTGCCGCTTGAACAAAGGCTGTTGTTGCTATTGCTGTTGAACTATTACCACTAGACTGAGTAGTTGCAATAGTTCCTGTAGGCAATGTAGGAGTACCCGTAAAAGTAGGACTTGCAAGATCAGCTTTTGTTGCAATAGCTATAGCAATGTTGTTGTATTCAGTATCAATCTCAGTACCCTTAACAATCTTTAAGGCATTACCAGAAGAAAGATTATCTTTGGTTGCAAAGTTGGTTGATTTTGTGTAATCTGACATAGTTACTCCATTAACTTATTTTGCCATTTTTGGCTTGAATTTCAATCTTTTGAATCGACAATGCAGTTCCATTGATGTCAGATTCGTAACCCGTTTGCACAACCTTACCACTTCCTGATGCTGGAACAGTTAAAGTTTGTAGCGCAACACCATCAGAATACTGTGCAACTACAGTCGCATTTGCACCATACTCAGCAATTCCATAATAGGACTCGCCTTGCGTTGGAATCGTATCGTTGTCAGACAAGTAGTTTGTCTTAAAGTCAAAACCCCACTTAAAGGTAACAGTCTGGTTTGTACCGCCAATAACCACAATAGACAACTTCTTCAAAATAGAAGTTTGATTCTGATTTCCAAGGTCTGCATGGTTTGTGTAATACAACATACGATATGCAGATTGATAATCTTGATAACCACTATACAAACCAATATAGCCATTCTTGCCAATGTACAAAGTACCATCACGGCGAGATAAAAAAGCGGTTGGTGTTATAGAGTCCCAAGTTGTTGCTCTAGCCGCACCATCAGGCAAATAAGCCTTTGTATCAAAACAATATACAGAGGAGATAGATGGTGTACTCAACAAATAGAACGCTTCACGCTCAGAATAAACAGACTTGATATTTGCTAATGTCTCTCCAGCAATTACAGTCGTTAAATCATTGCGAATATTCTTAGATAAGTCTCTCTCTGGAGCAGACTTCTCTTGAATTGTCCTCATCAAAGAACGAACACCAGAGTTAGACAAGAAAAGCACATCAGTGCTAGTAGTCTGAATACTGTCCCTTGCAATGCAACCGATACCCTCAACAGTGTCACTCAATGACATTGATGCTGGTGTAGTAGCATTTTGATAAACAAGAATTTGACGCTTGCCAAATATAAACAAAAATCCATTGTGTGCGGCAAGACCTGTAATCTGGTCAGCGCCATTCGCCCATACACGATCTACATTCAAAGAACCTGATGTACCTGTTGACCAAACATGACCAGCAATCAAATCAGAGAAAAATACAGTAGAGTTATTTGTTGTTGTAGTTGCCGACCACAATCTACCAAAAGCAGAGATTGCAATATTGGCATCAGGTACAGTACCCACATAGCCCGTCTTCTCAGAGACTCTACGATAGGTTGTGGTGCTAACAGCAGGGTCATAGATCAAAGGGTTATGACCAGACTGAAAGAAGTAAGTTATGTTATTTAATGATGCACATTGCCAGTTACTATCGGTAATGGTTGGAGCAGTACCCCCCCCACCATAGGTAAGTTCAGTAACAGTATTAGTTGAACTTAACTTAAATATCTTGTTGTTGCCAGCAAACAATACAGTCAAAGTGCCATCAGATTGAACTAATTCATGGATGACCTTGACATCATTAGCGCCTAGATTGCCACTAGACGCATTGACCCTTGAGAAACCTTTGCGTGAACCCATACGACCATACTGGTCAATGATGCAGTTTGTTGCAACCAAAGCAAATCCAGCCGCAAGATCAAGAGGTGAGTCTTGCGTATTCAGACCATAAAGTGCTGGTGCTGAAATACTGTAGGTTTGTATTTGTTGGCTCATACTGCCACAAACTCCTGATTCTCAGGATAACGAGTGCCTTCCAATGCAATGTAGTCAGACAACATGGCTTTATACAACTGGTACGCTTCAGAAGAAGATAAACCGCCATCTTCACCACGCTCTACCAAAGCACGAGCATAGGCATTCTGAACCACCAGAGAGTCAGCAACAGCAACAACAGTTGAATCTGATGACAAGGTAGCTTGTGGTACTGTTAAGCTAAATGGGATGCTATACACACCATCAGGGCGTGGATAAATAGTTACCTTAGTGTCATAGTTAGTATCTACACCATCAAAAGCGTATTCGTATGGAATGCCGCTAACTGGAGTAGAGAAATTCTGCTTTCGGTTCATTGAAGCAAAATCAATATTCTTCATGCCAACATTGCTTGTGACATTGATAACATCAATAACCTGAAACTTCTGACCAGCACCAGTTAAGGAATATTCATATGTGCCAGAAGTAGTAGACAGAGTAATAGTTCTGCCTAGAACATTCCAAGCAAAAGCATCTTCAATCTGACGTTTGGCATCATTTACAAACTTGCCAATTAAGGAAGAATAAGAGGTTTCGGAAACAGTAGAAACTGTTGTCTCACGCAACCTTACGAGTACATCGTTTACAAGTTCTAGGTAGGTCATGCTCTAGTCAACCCTTCTTCTTCAAATGTTGCTATAAAACTGAATGAACTTGCAGACTGAGTAGTTATTTTGATTTTGTCGCCTTCCTCTAAAACAATATAGGCATTGCCATCAAACTGCAAATAGGTTTTTGATGAGAAATCGTATTGGGTCAATATATCAAGAGTGGTATTAGCACTTGCGTCAAACCATTGAACAGTTATATGCTTGGTAGAGCCACCTGTATTGTGTATATACATTACAGTAAATTTTGAGTAATAGCCAGTAGGACAGGTATACACTGTTGTGTCTACTGCCGCTGTGGGACTAACTCCAACTGATAATGCTCTCATTTCGCTTTTGCCTTATTCCTTGCGGATATAGCTTTAGCTTTTGCCTTTGCGTCAGCCTTTGAGGTTGCACCCCATGCCTTGAGCGAAAGAAGCAGTCTTGTTGGTTCACCATCCTTGTACTCTGCACCAGCATTGTTGCCCATGCGAGCCAAGAAACTTGCTCTGCGAGGGTTATCCCCCGACTTTACTGGAGGCTTCAGATTACCACCAGTTTCCGCATTATAAGATGATCTACCCTTGGCATTCAAGCCGCCTTTTGGATTTTGACCAGCTTTTGTTTGCCAAGTGGGTGTTTTCATCTACTTCACCTTTTTAGGCTTCTTCGCAGTCTTTGCCGCTTGTTTAAACGCATCAGCAGTAGGAGCGCCCTTGCTACCTACCTTACGCATTTTCTCGCCAGACCCTGCCTTGATACGAGCCTGTTTTGCATTAATATTGGCATAAAGTCCAGTTTTCATTTCATCTTCCTTTTGGCTTTGCCAGCTTCAGATAAAGCAATGGCAACCGCCTGTTTGGGATTAGTCACAACCTTGCCGCCCTTGCCTGAATGCAAAGTACCTTCCTTGTACTCCCCCATGACCTTTTTGACCTTCTTTTGTGATTTAGTCATTTTCATAGGGTTTCTCCTTAGTACATTATCTTGGCTGTAATCGTGCCTGTGACAAAAACAGTGCAATTTGCTCGCAAATACTTAGGGGCATTAGCTACTGTAACGATGCCGTTAGCTGTCAAAGCAGTGCCAATAGTTGCCCAGTTTGTGCCATCAAGACTACCTTGCAATGCAACAGTAGCTGATGTAATTCCAGAAACCTGTAAGAAAGCTGGTTGACCAGAGTCAACTTGAACGGCTTTAGATTCACCTGTAGCGCCAACTGCATTCAGGAGTGTGATAGGTGATGTTAAAGATGCCATTATTTACCCCTTGAAGATTTCTTCATCATGTTGGTAGCAGTCCTTCCACCCTTCATAGGCAGACCCTTGGGTTTACCAATAGCAACCATAACAGTCACTGGAATACCCTTTTTCTTGCCGTATTCTTTTGCTTCTTTTTCACCTTTTTCGGTGTAGGGAAACTTCTTTTTTCCAACTGAAGGCATAGTATTTTCCTTATTTCCAGAGTCGATCAGCAATAAAGGTAATGAAACCGCCCATGAATGAAGCGATTGTCATACCCATCCAAAAACCACCTTTGCCTTTGTTGGCAAGTTCAAGCAATGTTTTTACATCGGTACTAAGTGAGTGGACTTCCTTTTGTAGAGCCTCTACTTGAGCCTCTAACTTACCAAAGTCTCTTGCGTCAACTTCAGACATTTGCTACCTTTCTGGGTCTTCCCATACGCTTAATTGTTGGAATGACAGGCGCAAATGCGGTATCTGTTCTAAGTTCTGATTCTACAGACTCTATGGTTACTTCTTCATCTACCAAAACATAACCCTGATGACCTTCCATAGAGTCAATATCATGTTGGAGGGTAAAAGTCACACAATTACCCGATTGTAGACAACGAAAAGTAGCCATAAAACCCCTTAAAAGAGATAGGGGGGACTACCCCCCCCATCATTAAACCACAGGGCGACCAATAATAAGTTGCAATGTAGTTGAAGCTAAATCAACAGAACCTGCTGTTGGGTTATAGGTCACGATAGTCACAGTGTTGGCGGCTGAAACATAGGCTCGGCGAACCAATCCTGCTTCACTTACACCAACTGACATACCAAGAACCATGTCACCCAAAGCCACTCCTGCAACAGTTACTGTGTCTGTAGCTGTAGCTGTAGTAGCGACTGAGCCGCTATCTAAAGTACATGAAACATCCCAAGTATCTGTAAACAGACCACGAAATTGGTCATTGCCCCTGCGGGAAACGACTGCTGTTGCTGATGCCATTTTGATTTCTCCTAATTAGGTTAAAAAGTCCCCCCACCACTAAGGCAGGGGGAAACTACTATTAGCTAGGAACAACCAAAGCGAACATAGAAGACGACTTAGCGGCTCCCACAGTAGCGGCATTACGCAAAGCGGCAACGCCATACAAAGTGTCAGATGTAAACAGAGTAGCCAAATACTCTTGTTTGTACTGAACTTGTGAACGTACACCAACTTGCTCAACCAGAACCATAGAGTCCTTGTGACCCATCAAGCAGACACGAGCAATAGCAGAACCGCTAGTTGGGAAAGCGGCAGTTGCAGATGCTGAGTCAGCGTTGCTGGAAGTGAACACGGGGATACCATAGAGATTACCGATTTCACCATTGCGGATAGCATCGCCATTACCTACAAATGCTTGTTCGGTGTAGCGAGCCAGACCCATCAAAGTGTTGCGGCTTGAGGGAGGAATCAAGAAGAAACGATTGTCCATAGGAGTATCGTTGTCATCCAAACGCTGAATGGTGCGGCGAATAGCGGCATCAGTCAATGCAGACGCATTACCAGTGTTGGTGTTTGCGGTGTAGTCAAAGGTAGTTGTTCCGTCACCGCCGATGAAAGCAGAGCCGTACTGAGCGCCAGTAGAACCGCCATTAGCCAAACGACCAAGCTGAACCAAGTCGGTATCAACTTGACGAGACAAGGCGTAACCAGCATCAGAAGTGTAGAACTGACGCATAGAGTTCAAAGCCTGTGCCTCAACGATATCTTCAATCAAGCGGCTATATTCATAGTGCTTGTTGATAGACACAGTGACTTCAGACTCAGTAGCGGCAATCAAAGTGACTGCTGTCTCTGCGGCTTTAGCAGAAGCTGAACCACGGGTAGGTGCAGGAATGTGAACAGTGTCACCTTTCTTGCCCTTGAAGTTCATCTTCATAACCAAGTTAGCTAAAACGAGGTTTTTCTTATAAGCCGCAACGATTTCGTCTGACCAAATATCAGGAATGAATTTGTCAGCGGTTGTTACTGTCACCGAATTGGTGGGGGAAAATGATGTTGCCATTTGTGTACTCCAATAAAATCAAAAGTTAAGTTATTTGACCCTACCCTCTTGATACGCTTGCATGATCTCATCACTCAAGGCATCGTAGCGGTTTGGGTCAGTCATCTTCAGCCGAATAAGGTCTGCCCTGCGATAGACTCTCTTTCCAGACTCTCCACTGCCACCTACATCAACTGTTGCCGCCTTAAGGTTTGACTTGCGCTGAGTTTCCCCTGCTTCATTAGTCTGTTTAGCCTTAACGCCCTTCAACTGCTTATAGGTACTCAGCAATTCATTAGCACTGTCATAGTCAAACTCACCATCAGCTTTAGCGTACAAACCAATGCGAATAGGTGAAGATTTCACCCAATTTGCAAAGTCTGGGTCTTGAACAATCTGACCAAAATCAGGATGTTCTGCCGCTAACTTTTGCTGAATTTGCATCTTTTTGAACTCTTGACCAGCTTGTCTAGCCGCAAGTACATCAGGATGGTTATCAACAGTCTTACGAACCGCCGCCTGTGGATTCTCAAAGAAATCTACTTCAGGTTCTTCCTCTTTAATAGGTTGAGGTTTACCAGCAAGGTTTTGCTTGATGAGTTCATCTGCTAATTTGCGTACTTCACCAACTTCTTGAGCCTGTTTACCAATCAGCTTCTCAGCTTCTTGGTGCATTTTGATGATGTCTGACAACTCTTTGCCCCGATACTTGTCGGGAATGTCATTACTCATCGGCTCAATACTGGTTTCAAGTTTCTGCTTTTCAACAGTCTCTAACTCACCTAACATCTCATCTGGATTATCTATCAACATATTTTTCCTTTTTCCTGCCACTTTTGGGTTCTAGGATACACAACGGCATAAATGCTTATGTTGTGGTTTTTTGCTCTTGCACTAACTTATCACGATGTTTCTTGTCAAATTTCATCCATGAAGATGGAAAATGACCCGACCAACCTTCCAAGTTAATGCTTGGAGCAGAGATTGTGCGATTGGCTGAACCACCGCACTCACACTGAGTTTCCTGTGTCTCATAATCACAGTACCTCTCAATTCTGTGTCCACTTTCGCAGACAAATTCATAAATTCTTTTCATTCAATTCCTCGTAGGCTCGTTCACTGACCTCTTTCAAGGTTTTCAGCCAAGTCAAGATGGAAAGTTCACCTTTTTTGAACATTAAGGTCTTTTCATCAGGAATAACGCTTAGATTATTGAGCGACTCTATCATATTGTCAATATCTATGCACAATTCCTTCCAGCCTTCCATGCCCATCATTTCAAATCGGGATTCGTAATACTTTTGTAGTTCAGGGGTCATTTTTAACTTTTAGAGTATTTTGCTTTGATTGCCAAACAATCAGCAATGTATTTATCAATCTGCACTTGATCGCCTTTTACTACACCATCAAGATAATCAGTCATTGGAGGATATTCAGCCGCACGTTTTTCAGCATACGTCAATGTGTACACAGGGCGCAATGCTTCAGCTTCTGCATCCGTAATGGCAACAGATCCAGCGGGGAGAAGATGAGCGAAACTATCGTCATCAAGGAAGTGCAAAGAATTGTCTGGGGCTTTGTAGTGCATGATTTACCTTTAACGAAGTTCTGCCCAAGAAATAATTGATTTAGATGCTTGATTATTGTCTACAACATAAGTTCCTCCTGATGGAACTATTGAAGTTACAGCAATTCCAAGATTTGCAGATGGGACTGATCTGCTAGCTTCAATGCCATTAACAACCAGTGTAGAAGTGCCATTTGTAGTTGCTTGAGGAGTTGCAGAAACCAGAATTGGCTTACCTGTTGTGTTGTAGTAGGTAGTGCCAAGCGCCCTACTTGCCGCTACGTTTTGCCAAGTTTGCCCATAACCTAGAGAACTCAATGCAGTTAAAGCCTGACCACCAACACCCTGAATAGTTGACGGAGCAGTTGCCCATGTTCCTGCTGTTGCTTGAGTGGATTGAATAAAACCAATCACACGATATGCAAGAGATGTTCTAGCTGTTGTTGAATAAATTACACTTGCACTATCAGCCGCACCAGCACCACCTTCAGCGGTTGTGCTAATAAGGTTTGTTTCATCAAGTTGAGTTCCACCACCGATATTTACAGCGGCTAACTCAATTGTTCCAGCATTGTTCATAGCTATCACTACAATTCGTGATTGCTGTGCGTTTACTGTTCCAAGAGTTGAACCGCTTGAAATTACTAAATTTGATGGTGTTCCAGTAACAGTTGTAACTGCTCCACTTCCTAATGTAGTGGAACGAAAATCAAGTCTAAGCTGAGATGCTGTAATTGTTAAAGCATTGCTTGCGACAGAAGCGGAAATTGGTTGAATTTCAACAATATTACTTGTTAATGCAACTGTTCCTGTTGTTGTGGGTAAAGTCAAAGTTCCTGTATTGGAAATACTTGAAATAACAGGGGATGTTAATGTTTTGTTTGTTAATGTCTGTGTATCTGTTTTAGTAACAATACCAGCACCATCAAGTGTTGTTGCTCCAGTACCACCATTGGCAATTGCAACAGTACCAGTAACATTCGATGCCGTGCCAGTGGTATTTTGATTTAGTGTAGGAATATCAGCGGCAACAATTGCTCTGAATGTAGGTGCGCCAGAACTGCCATTAGGTGCGGCTAAAACATAGTTTGCAGTCTTAGACGCATAAGGATTTTGAGTATCCCCATAATTTGCCTCTAAAGATATGGCAGGAGTAGCACCACCACTAGAAGCAACTGGAGAAGTGCCTGTTACAGAGGTAACTGTTCCTGTTGTTGGTGTTGTCCAAGTAGGGGTAGCACCTGTTCCAGCAGAAGTAAGAACTTGTCCAACAGTGCCTTGACTGCCATCAAAACTTGTTGTTCCAGTTACACTTAAATCAACAAAACTACCATTCTTAGGTGTTGTCGCACCTATGGTCATGTTGTCTATTTCGCCAACATAAGTAGGAGCAATCTCAATTGAATTAACGCCTGTAGGCTTTATGTGAACATGACCCGTACCCGTTGGGCTAATATCAATTTGTGCATTTGTTCCATTGATATTTGTTGATACCAGCAGTGATAAATTATCTCCACCTCCACCACCCATGCTTAATTGGGTTGTACCAGCAGAATTTTTGAGGCTCAAACCACCTGAGTTTGTTGCTTGAACAGTGGGAGTTGTAAGGCTTGTAGATGCAGTAACTGTTGTAAATGCACCAGTTGTAGCAGTTGTAGCGCCTATGGTAGTGCCATTTATTGTCCCGCCTGTAACAGCTACAGAATTAGCATTTTGGGTAGACATCGTACCCAAACCACTGATGTCAGTATTTGATAAGGTAACAGCACCAGTTCTACCAGCAACACTTGTAACCAAGTTACTTTGGTCAATCTTCTGCCAAACAGTGCCATTGAACAACAACCAATCGCCAATTTGCCAATCAGTGATGCCGTTTAAATTGGTAGAACCAGCCGTAGCAACGATGTAATAATAACCATTAACACCAGTGCTACTTACCAGTGTTGGCGTATTAGTAGATGCGTTCCAAGTTCCTTGATAACTTAACGCACCACCACCAGAAACAGTAGCCCAAGAAACGCTAGTCCCATTGGTAGTTAAGAACTTACCTGAGTTCCCTGTCTGACTAGGAATTAGATTGGTAATCTGTGTCTGTAAAGAAGCTAGAGTATCAAGTACATACTGAGAAGTGCCGCCACCATTAGTAATGACTTTGATGGATTCAGCAAGATCAGGAGCAACAACCTCACCAACATTGAGTTCAACACCGCTAGACAGAGTAATGATAAGTGAACCATCAAAATCAATACGAGCATTGGAGACAGAAACACCATCAGAACCATCCACTCCATCACGCCCATCTTGACCACGCTCACCCCGATCACCTTTTGCTCCATCCCTGCCGTTTTTTCCGTCTTTTCCATCTCGACCATCCTTGCCATCAGCGCCATCTCGACCATCTTGGATAGATGCAACACGCTTTTCAATGGAGTTACCTACATCATCAAAGCGACTGCGAATGTCAGATTCAATCTTCTTGAGTGCTTGGACAACCAAGTCAACATTCTCACCAATCTTCTTCTTTTGCACTTCTTTGGCTTGAAGAACCGACTGACGCACAGAATCCAAAACAGCCATCTGCTGTTCAGGAGTCATATTCTTGAGAATTAACTCTTTGGCTAGGTTTTCTACATCCATTATTGAGTACCAGTTTGGGCTGAATTTAACTGTTGGGTAAGTTGATTCAAGAAGTCTTCTTCCATGCCTGAAATCTTATTGTTTTTCTCAGCCATCTGCAATTCAACAATCTTAGACTTGTTCTTGATGTCAGCTTCCTTCAACATCAATTCAGCAATCCTAACTCGCTTGTCAAATTCTCTAGATGCTTGGTCATCTTCATTGGGAAGATTCTTGGTTATTGCCGCCATGTTCTTAGCTTGCACTTCTTGCGGCATCAACTGAGCCTCAACAGACAATTTCGTAGCTTCAGCACGATTTTGCTCTGCTTGAGTGGTGTTAACAGCAATCTGAGCCTGTGCCGCTTGCATTGCCAACTCTTGTTGCATCTGCTCCATCTGTTGCTGTTGAGGATTAGGTTGCATCATCTCATCCAGCTTGGCAATCAACTCCATTCTGTTAGACAAACTGCTGTTTCCTACAATTCCTTTGAGCAGAATAGGCAAAACAGGGGTATTTGCACCCAAAGTCTGCAACAAACCAATGAATTGCTGTTGTTCATACTCCCTAGCAATGATGCCCAAGGTGGCTGTAGGCACAAAATTCATGTCCACAGAGGGATAACGCTCTGGGTCAAACTGCATATAGCGGAAAGCCGCTTTTTTGATGAATGGAACAAGGAAATCTTCTTGGAAATTCACCAAAGTACGCTTGTATTTCTTGATGATGGAAGCAACAGCCATCGACATACCACCACCATCACGGCTAGACTGTGAAACCATGCCGTTAGAGTCCAATGTACCAGTAGCCTGAAGCAACATACGCTCAAATTCTTTGGCGGTTGCTAGGTTATTGGGGTCATTTTGACCAAACTTGAACGGGTAAATGATCTCATTTGGGTTGCCATTGGTCAAAATAGCCTTACCAGCCTTGACTTCAAACTTCATACCACGGGGCAAGCGTGTGGCATCCATAGCAACCATAGGGGCAGTGGTCAAAGCGAGTGAATCCAAGTGAGCCCGAGTCTGAGCATCAATAGCTTTCTGCATATTGAAGGCTTTTTCCACTGTACCTCGCCCCAACAAGCGGTTCGGAACTGTATCGTCTTGATAAGACATTACAGGTCTATCTTTCATCATGTAGGGGTTTTCTTCAGCCTTAAGCAACAAACCATCGTTGGCAATCACGACAATGGCTTCAACCATATCTGTGTAGTCTTCAGCCGCTGAATTCTCAGGGAACAACTCAACAATGTCTTTATTCTCTTCCATGTTGTTGAGGTATTCACGGGGAACTAACCCGTAGTACGTCAACAAAAGAACCTTTTCATCTTGGTACTGGCTTACCTCTTGGGTAGGCTCTAAGTCAGTATCTTCGTAGGTGGGCGTGATGTCTACCTTGCGGTAGATGCCTTTTTCAATACCAGCCACAACCTTGTGGATAGAGACATACTTCTCAATAGCCACGCCCATGCAGTCATCAATGGATGTGCCATTAGGGTCAAACAAGAAATTCTTTGGGTTGATAGGCATGATCTTCACGCCAATCCTGTCCCTCTCAATCACGCCAATAGCGGCTTGACCCATCTGATTAGGAATAGGCTGAGTGGCAGGAATAAATTCTTTCTCAGTCTTGACGATGATCTCGCCAATACCTGTTCCATAGATTTCAGCCATCAACTCTATCTGGTCGATAGATTTCCTGATCTTGTCTTTCTTGAAGTCTTCCATCAACTGAGCTTTAATCATCTCAACATCAATGGGGTTTCCATTAACGTCTTGGATGTTGTCCTCAATGTCAAAGAAGTCACCCTGACCAAAGATAGCTTCCATGATCTCAGCATGGCGAGTCTCGACTGCTTGTTGGGTAGCAGGAGTTACGATTCGACTACGCTCAGACTCACGGGTCTTGTCTTCAGAAGCCCATTGACCTCGGAAGATGCGCTCGTATTCAAGCCAATCAGGAAGAAAGTTAGTATCTCTGTAGTCACGCCACTTAGTGCAGTGGTCAGTAACAAATGCTGTAAGTTCTTCGTCAGCCTCGGTGGGCTGATAAAACTCGTTTTGTTCTAGCTTGACTTCTTTGTCTGTTGCCATTTATATCCCCGAAATAATATCTAGAGGCTCCCACTCATCTTCTTGGTCATCAACAAAGTATGAGGTTACAGCCAGTTGGTCAATGTAGGAGAGAGCATCAGGTAAGTCATCGTGAACACCTTGGGCGGGGAACATCAAAAGTTGATCTTTGAATTCATCCCAATCTTCCTCAGAGTTC